GATAACATAGTTCTTGATACCGGCCCCATTCTGTTCTGACTTCCGTCTCCAGTTTTCCAGTTGGCATATGGAAGTGTCACAGCCTGACCCCATTCATTACCAGGAATCTCAAATATATGTGATCTGAGGCCTTGATGATGATATTGCTTTATCATGTATTCTGAATTTTTTATTTTCTTGATGTCAGTCAATACCTGTAACATTTTGCTATGGGCATTCAGCCCTGACGTAGAAGCATTGGCTATAAGAATCTTGAATACCTTTATTCGATCTTTCATTGGTATATAGTGAACATTCAGACCGATTATAGTTTCCTTTCTAATCTCAATAACAACAACAAGGGGGAATCTGTCCCAGTACGGAAGACGATCTGATCCAAGAGGTTCGTATGCAAACGTATACATTTTTCCGACTTTGACCCCACCTGCCGCCTTTTTCATTGACAACACTTTGGCTAGTGTGGATTGAAGCCACCCCATACTTTTTGCAATTTTCACGTTCAAATCTGTATTTGCTGAAGACTCGAAAAAAGCATTCAGTGTGTCTTTATTAGCCATTTATTGGGATTCCCATTTTTCGTAGCTTATGTTCTGTCAGAATGACAAACTTGTATTTTCGATTTTTGGCATATTCTGCAGCCGCACGCCACTTGTCCATATTATTGACAAAGGTGGCCTCGGCATATAAATAGTTTTGAATGGCATTTCTGGTTTTCTGAGAAGGCTTCTTTGGCCGTTTTGTCTGCTTGGCCGGCTTTATTTCAACTAGGTACTCTATATTGTCATCCATGAGTACCCAAAAATCCATTACATAATTGCGCCGCTTATTATTTATCGTGCATAAATAAGGTATACGTATCTCTTCACTATTCCACTTGACGCATTTTGGATTAGTGTCGCACCAGTGCATGAAGGCATACTCCCAGGAACTCCTGAAATCTACTTTCGTAGGATCGCCTCGATATTTTTGTCTTTGAGTTACAACAAATTTGCCTTTATACGTCGCCATATACTATTTATAAATATCTATAGAGGTTATTTATGCCCAAACAACTATCATTTCCTTCTACTTTGAGTCGAGAACGACACAAAAGTATATTGGCATTCACTTGTGTGGAACCAAAGGACAAATTAGCGCCTCAATCATCTGCCTTTGGTGTTAAGCCAGTTCTCGGACAAAACGATAATGGCACTGTATTTCTACACATGCCGGATTTGGGTGAAAAGACATATGCGAACTCCTTTTCATCAGATGAGATGGGAATGATTGAAAAAATTCTCGGTGCCTTTATGGGAGATGGAGATATTACGTCAAAGTTAAGCCAGGCTGGCACTATAATCGGTAGCTCTATTGGCGGAGATGCTAGAGATAAATTATCCACCGATATTGCAAATCCTCATACAACCTTAAGATATAAAGGCCCAACACTACGTCAACAAACATTTGAATTTGAGCTCTTTCCAAGAAATGAATCCGAGCTCATAGCGATAAGAGATATTGTACATTTTTTCAAATTGAATTCATCAACCCGCGTTGGCGGAAACGCAGAGGCTTTCAATGCAGCTGTGCCAACCAGCACCGCAGCTGCCTCAACAGCTGTAGGTAATATATCCAATAATTCATTGCTGGTTGGTGATCGATTAAAATACCCATCACAGTGGATAATTCAGGAAATCTCGCAATCAAAGAAAGACAGAATCATGCCATTATTTAGATTTGGGCCGGCATATTGCGAATCAGTCTCTATAACTGATGCAAAAGATAGACCTACATTTGTTACCGGCGATTCTATTTCCTACACTCTTAAATTGCAATTCCATGAGGCTGTGATGCTTACTTCTGCAGACATAGAGGCAGGTGCATAATGTTATTCAATATATTTCCAACTATCAACTACAAAGATGATTTGATCAAAAATATATTCATTGATACACATTCACTTTATCAAGAAATTGTAGCTTCTGTAAATCTGGTGAAGTATACAATCACTGGATACCCAAGACCAGAAGTTTTGTCTCATAAACTATACAATGATGCACAATATGAATGGACTTTTCTTACTATCAATAAGATAACAGATCCATATCATGGATGGATAAAAACAGAAGATCAGGTGTACGAAACTGCAGAATTGTTGTATCCTGTTACCAATGAGAATCCAAACGGCATTTATGGCACACATCATTTCGTCGATTATGATGATGACTACGTGTATTACGACATTGTGTATAATGAGCTCGAGGGAGGTTGGTATCATAAAGATGACATCAATTTTGAACGAATACTTATCACCGGCCAAGCAAATATCTTCCCACAAACTAATATCGATTACGAACTGGCCGAAAACGAAAAGAAACGGGATATACTGATTATCCCACCCGCACAAATAAGCAAATTCACAGATGCAATGCATAGGTTGATAAATGAGCGCTACAATAAGAGATATTAATCGCCCCGAGAATTCATTCAAGATAAATTATATTACTCTTAGAACTGAGAAAGGGACTCGATATAACATCCAGCCAATCATGCAAGGCCTTATTTTGTATGAGGATATTTTTGACCATGGTATCACTGGAGTTATCGCGCTAAAGGACCAGAATGACATAATTTCAGGCGTCCCTATTATAGGGAGAGAGTTTCTTGATATTAGTTTCTCATCTAGAGACAATCTAGGTGAATTTCTTCCGGCATATGAAAAGACCTTTGCTATAACAAAAGTGGCAGGGCACATGCATGATCGATATTCTGGTCTGCACCATGCAGTATTGTCATTTGGGCCAGTTTCATATGTGACAGATTCCACAGTCCGTATAACAAGATCGTTTGCATCTTCTGCTCCTCATGAAATAGTCAAGCATACAGCTGCAACCATTGGTATATTGGACGCTGACATAGAAGAAACGCTGCACCCAAGAAGTTATGTGTTTTGTCAAAAAAGGCCATTCTCATTAATTCAGACTATGTGCCTAGAATCTCAGAGCGCTATAAATAATTCTACAGATTTTGTGTTTTTTGAAAACAAATATGGTTGGCACTATAGAGGTCTATATTCGCTGATGACTCAGGGGTCAAGCGCAGATATTACCAATGAACATGTGCATCAAGGCAATACATTTGACCGGTTGAATCTTGTGTATCATCATGTAGATTCAAAATTTGATGCGGCAACAATGAAGAAAAAGTATATGGGCAATCAAATGCAAACGCATGATCCTATAACTAAATCCATAATTACACAAAACGCAGATTATAAATCTCATTTCGCTCAATTTCCTTCGATGAACGGCGCGTCATTCTTTGTCGAGGATCTGTTTGATGACGTTTCTGGATATGTTGCATTTGATGTTAATGACGGACCATATGCATCTCATTCTGACTCCGACAAAAACCAGAGGCTTCAGAGGGATATTTGTCGAGATATGCTAAATGGTTATATTGCAACAGGAAAAATGCCAGGCAATTGTGATATTACCGCAGGAATAATCGTTGATCTCAAAATGTTGTCCACCAATCTTTCTGATCGAGAAGATATATTTAAGGCTGGTAAACACCTAATAACAAAAGTAAAACACGAAATAACGCTTACTGAATACTGGACAACAATTCAGATTCAGAAAGATTCATATTTACCGACTCAGAAGAAACTTTCATGACACAACCTGTATTTTTTTATGGTGTAGTAGAGAACAACGTAGACCCTGAAAGACTTGGCCGGGTTCAAGTTAGATTTCATGGCTTGCACACCAGCCAAAAAGTTCAAGATGATACTACTGGTATTCCAACGTCTGATTTGCCATGGGCGATTTGTGCGCCTTCAATCACTGAAGCTGGTGTTTCTGGCATCGGTCAAGCGCCGGTTGGTATTGTTCAGGGTGCTTGGGTTATGGGAGTTTTCCGCGATAAAGGCAACCAGTCTCCAGTAGTTTTTGCTACACTTCCAGGGCGTCCTGGATCTTCAGGAAGGCCATCAGAAGGGTTTTCGGATCCCGCGGGGGTTTACCCATTGACTGATCGTTTAGGTGAGTCAGATGTTAACCGGTTGGCCAGGAATGAGAAGATAGACCAAACTATAGTTGAGCAAAAAAAGAAAAACATTTACACTGGTGTACAAACAGCTGGCGCTGATGGCTCTCAGTGGTCTGAGCCTGCAAATCCATACGCTACCGAATACCCAATGAATTCAGTGCATGAATCTCGATCTGGTCATATTCATGAAATTGATGATACAAAAGATCATGAACGACTTCATAGATACCACAGAACTGGGACATTTGAAGAAATCCATCCAGACGGATCGATGGTCACTAAAATTATTGGAGACAATTTCACAATTCTAATGCAAGATGACAACGTTGTAGTAAATGGTGCATGCAACTTGACTGTTATAGGACCTATTAGAATAAAATCCGAAGACAGTATTTATGTTGACGCCGCAAAAAACATGACATTTAGAGCAAAAGAAGAAATAAAGTTCGAAGCAAAAAATATAACATCTATCGCTGAAGAGAAAATAAAAACGTCGTCAAAAACAAATGAGTTTGCTGTGTCTGAGTCAGCAACTATAACAACAGGTACTTTTCTGGATATAAAGACCTCGTCTTCGTTAAAGATCGACGCCGGATCATTTATGACCGTAAATTGCACAAATCTTAATATAAAGGGCTCGTCTGGTCCGTCAACATGGCAACAAAATGGCGCTCTTAATTTGGTCGGTACTCCTGCTACATTAAATAATGGAGCTGTTGCTATTACATCACCAGTTCCTGCATTACCACTAGATACTGCTACTGCGCAAATTGCGTCATCAGCAGGATCATTTGAAACGGCCGTTTCAACTGAAGTCGGTGCGGTGATTGCAGGTGCAAACGCAAGAGATGACGATAAAGAGGTAGACAAAGTGCCAAACTTAACACCAGCAAAACCAATACCCGTAGTAGTTGGCCCTTGTGGGCTAACTATTAGCGACCCAATAGATTATGAAATGACTATTTCTGGGCCGTTCAAATTGAAGGACTTTACTCGATTGACCTTTGCAGGCCATCATGAATTGATAGCTCAACATGGATATACAACGCAAGGGCTTGTGTGTAATTTGAAGGCACTTTGCGACAACATTCTGATACCACTGTCCACAGCATTTCCTGGAATGCGTATCAACAGCGGATTTAGGGCTGGTACGTATGACAAAAAGGGCAATGTAATAAAAAGCCAGCACAATAGAGGTATGGCTGCAGATGTATCTTGGCCTAATGTTGCTTCTGGCGCAGCTGCAAAGGCGCATGCCGACGCAGTATATAATTGGTTGTGGGATAATAAACTCCCATTTGATCAATTGATTAGCGAAAAACAAAATTCAATGTGGATTCATGTTTCATTTGATCCAACCAAAAAAGATCAGAGAAGAGATGTCAGACATACCCCGAATGCTGCAACAACGCCACCAACTCCCGGCTGGGTTTCGTATTCTGGAACCTGGGGCGGTCACCCAAATAATAATCCACCAGAGAATTTGTTCTGATGACAACAAAATACTCATTGGAGTTTCCTAATATATCAGAGAACAATGATATTATACCGAAGTTATCTGATGTGATTCCAGCATTTACTGCGCCATTTAAGTTGACCGCTCAGGCATGTTCTGATTTTAGTTTTCCATTTCCACCGACAAATCTATTGCCTGCAGTCCCAGACATAGGTACCGTCGCAGGCAACTATTCAGCAAATATGTCTAACATTCTGGCGCCAGTCTGGGTTGCTGTTCAAATGGCTTCTGGAGTTGTACAAGGTCAAATAACAGCGATCATAAACTTTTTGTGGGGTACATTGACAAGTTTATTCAGTGCAATCCCTGTTATTGGTGTGATGCCCACCATGCCTGCATGGCCAGGGTTTCCTGATCATAGTCTTCCAGACTTAATGGCAAAAGATCCAGCACCGTTACTGGCTAATATCAACCAACCATCATTCGATTTTTCTGTTATATCTGATTTGATCACATGGGATAACATGGTCAGTCCTGCAATGCAAGCCTTTGATGCTCTGCAATCTTCTGCGGCAGGATTCATAGCTCTTATAGTAGATAAACTCAAAGTTGCTATAAATAAAGTAACAGCATGGATTGCGCTGGCAGGTGGAGGGTCATTTTCGCTGAGTATACCTACAATTCCTACGGCTGCACAAATAGAAGCGCAACTGCCTCCAAATGCTACAGCAGAAGATGTATATGCGCTGAGTATCCCAGGATTTGATTCGTTTACATTACCTTCACCGTTGATGCCAAATTTTGAATTCCCTACTTTTGAATATGCTTTTGCAATTTCAAATATGATAATTTCATTTGTTGGAGAGAATGTTGGAAAAATGTTGGATTTCTTGAGAACTTTACCGACGGTAGGCGCTATATTTCAAGTGCCTGTTCCAAAAATTGATGATATGATCGGCACACTTCCAACAATACCATCTGTTTGTCATGAAACAAATCCGCCGGATGGACCAGTTTGCACATAAGGAACCATAATGGCAACACAGATAATTTACAGCGATATCGCAGAAAACTTTGCGCAAAATCCATTTTCTAAAGATGTCGCCGCTTCAATTAATGATCAATCAGTCAAAGATTCAGTTCTTAGTCTTCTTTTGACTAATAAATATGAGAGATTATATCAACCTGATGTCGGATCCGATATTCCAGCTTTATTATTTGAAAATGTTGGGCCTCTTACTTCTTACCAAATTGAACGTAATATACTGATAACATTGAGTTCTCTTGAGCCACGAGTTAGAGTAACAGATGTTTCTGTTATAGATGATTCAGATAGAAATCATTATGAAGTCACAATTCAGTTTACAATTCTGGCCGATACAACAAAAAACCAAACTCTAGTCTTTACTTTATCTGCACAGCAGGGATAACATGTCGCTAACTACTGATTTTTCGCCCTTAACATTTGAAGGCATAAAGCAACAAATTATTACTCAGTTGAAAAGCAGCGATGCATTTTTCGACTATGAATATAGTGGCGCACGCCTTAATGCCCTAGTGGATGCTCTTGCCTATACAGTTTTATATGGTGGCGCGTATGCCAACGCATCTGTTATAGAATCTTGGCGGCAGCTGGCCGTGCAACGTGAAAATGTTGTTCAGCATGCTCAAAATGTCGGTTACGTTCCGTCATCAAAGCAATCTGCTCAGGCTGACATTGAAATAACACTAACAAGAAATACTCCAGCCCTTACTGCGTATGCCACAATTCCAAGAGGCACAAAGTTCTCTGGTCAAAAAGGCGCTACAACATATCCATTTGTTGTTGCTAGTGATATTACTATTCTTGGTGTTAATACATATCAATCGGTTATTCCAGTATCTCAAGGTCGTTTTTTGTCAACTACTACAAACTGGACAGCGACCTCTCGAATTTTTATCAAAGATGCAAACATTGACCGTCGCTATACAAAAGTTACAGTCAATAATGAAGTATGGAAAAAATCCGACAATGCAGCCCGTGTAGAAAAAGATGAAAAAGTTTTCTATATGAGAGAAACTCTGGACGGCTGGACTGAGATTTATTTCGGTGTTAGCAATCTAGAAACAATTGAAGGCCAAATTGATATGTCAATGTATGTTGGTGGTAAAACCCCAACTCCAGGCGATGTCGTTGTTGTTGAATACTTAGTCTCAGAAGGCGAAGATGCTAATGATACAGACACATTCAAAATACTTTCTACCATTTCTGGTTTTACTGCTACAGTTACGCCTGCGGCAAACAAAAATGCAAGTGGTGGAGCAGTACAAGAAGACATCGAGAGAATAAGAACAGTTTCTGACAAAATGTGGCAAGCTCAAGGTCGTTGCGTTACACCAGCCGATTATGAGAACTTTATACTTGCTGAATTTGGCTCAATGATCGATGCCATAAGATGTTGGACGCAAAGGGGAAATCTTGGTTATGCAATGATTGCAATAAAACCAAAAAATGCTCTCTATTTTAATCCATCGCAAGAACAAGTGATAGTTGATTATCTCAAAAAGTACAATGTGTCAGTAGTTGAACCAACAATTGTTGCACCGGTATACATTTTCATTGATCACACAATTGAAGTTGACTATGATCCAAATTTATTAGATATTACTGAGGTTCAATTATCTCAGAACATTCTGCTATCTATGGAAAACTACTACAAAACATCTATCAATGATTTTGGTATTGGTTATCAGACTTCTAAGCTGTTGAAGGCGATTGATGATACTCACAAATCTATACTTGGATCAAGCTGTGACATCGATGTAGTAAAAGAATTTGAAGTAGAAAAATGGTGGAAGGATCTTGTCAGAGGATCAAGTCTAAGTGCTCCTACTGAAATTAGAGGCATTTCAACTGCTCCATTCACTTATAACGAATATGACGATACACAAGATCCTCCATTGTATGTTCAATCACATGAGTTGCAAGTATTTTCAACTGACAGCGGAAAACTTGTCATAGGTCCATTCCTTCCAACCAAAGATGGTATTACTTGGGTAGAATGTTTAGTCAAACCAAATTCAGCGGTGTATAATGCACTTGATTTTGATGTACCTACTGACTTATATTTTGACGAGAATGATGTTGACTATGTATCCAAAGTTAAATACTATGAGATTGGATCATACATCACAATCAATAATTCTGGCGGATCTACCTTTCAACAGATCAACTTTGATGATGTTCAAGAGATCAACCAATTCAGATGGGTAATGGAAAACATCGACGAAGAGTTTATTAAATACTCAATCAAATCAGTAGAAAATTCAATCTATCCAGATCTAGGCGAAATTATAGTTTTTGATCAATATCTTCGTCCAGAGTACATCAAATTGACGCCAATCGCAGTATCGAGCTAATATGACACAACAAGCACCGGCACTTTCAGCACCAATTAGAATACTAAATGTCGCAGCGAATTATATTTCATTCGACTGGGATGTTGTGGCCGAAAATTACACATATTTGGTTTACAGAAAACTAAGCAATACTGCATGGACATTCCTTGCACCGCAAATTCTGAAGGGCCCAGGCGACCTATACTCATTTTCTGAGTATTTTGATGAGAATCTTGTGGCCGACACATCATATGATTATGCAGTAAGTGTAATTGGTCCAGGTCTGACTGAATCAACAAAAACATTTTTGAATGGCATCACTACTTTTGCAACCAACGCGTACAGTGTTCAAACTGCTGCTCAGGTTCAATTGTATGATACATTTACATCTTCTCGCTTTGAGCTAGATGACAAAACTACTACAGACAATCCAATTCGTTTTCATTTGTTACGACCATCATATGTTTTTAGCAGCGACCACCAAAATATCGCTGATGCTGATGTGGCTCCACATTTACTTATCGCGCCACCATCTGTTCAAATATGGGGACGAGCTCCAAATGGATGCGGCGGATTTGGATGTTCTGTACCAGCAATTCTTTCTGACTGGACATTGGTCTTTGATAAAAAACAAAAAATTGTACGAATATCGTTAGACAAAGGAAAGAACTGGCGAGCTGCAAGACTTCTTCCTGATCGTGCCGGTAATCCATACCATGAAAATATGTATTCGCACAACGAGTACGGATTGTTTGTTCTTGGTTGGTCAACAATCATGGTAATACATGAAAAGAGCAATGTTCATTGGTCAAATGATGGCGTGCATTTCTCTGATCAGGACGTATATTTCGACGGCGATGAATACGAAGTTGACGATCTTCAATTTAGACATTTCGTGAATTATCCTCCTGGCGTAAGTGCTGGTACCGGAGAAGCAATCGGTTCAGATGAAACTTATTTGTATTTTTGTGCAGCTGAAACAATTTATCGTTGTGAGATTGCAACTAAAATATGGGATATTGTTACAACTACAATGCCTGCTAATTTCAAAGCGAAAGAATTTGTTACCTACAACAAAAAGGTGTATGTGTTTTGTCCAGGCCTTGGAGGCTGTTCTAACTTGGATGCCGGTCCTTCTGCTGGTATATACGATATTTCTTCTGCTTGGTCAACTTACAACAAAGTATACGGAACAAACGTCGAAGAGATGTCTAGAATTCATCCAATCTTTTCTAATTTGTCTCGAGACGATTATGGAATGATATTCGGCGCAAGTTCTCAGCATTATGACGTCACTGCTGACAATACTCCAGGTGATGAAAGCGCAAGCTATGTTTGGCCTGATGCTACTCCTCCAAGAGCAAGCAAAGCAAGACCTATTCGTGACAGTTTGTATTTTACTGGCGGCCTGGATGCCAACCCTCTTGTCATAGAAACACGAAATGAAAGATGGCAATATGAAGAACAGTATTTGTATAACGGCTATGAAGTTATTGAAGACAACGTTATTGTGCCTACATCATGGCCTCGTATTCGAGTAAATGACACAAATTACATATCAGTAATTACTGCTGTTACCCCGTATTTCAAAGACGTTTTTCTTGATGACACATATGCTCTTGGTACTACCACAATCACAATCGATCCAGATCGATCTAGATTCATTGGGTACCCAGGTTATGTCAATGCAGCAATCTTGTATAACGTTCTAACTGGAGATCTAATAGCATTCAACAGTTTGACTGTAAAAACAAGAACAGAGTGCGAATTTTCTTGGTTGCTTCCTGATATTGTGGCTAAAGGTGTGTTGCAAAAATACACTGTGCCTGTAACAGAAAAAGAAGACACCGCAGCCATACCATCTCTTCAACCATTCGCTGAAAGATTTTTGCCAGATCATTATTCATACAGAGAACCAAAATTCGTTCAGTTTGTTAGGGAATATCTGAAATATATTTCTGACGGATCACTGACAAACTATGGCCAGCTTTACACTATGAGATCATCTCATGATGCTAATGAACCAACAGTGTTTATTGACATGTTTGAAAGTGATTTGATGCGCCGTAATGTTTATGTGAATGATGAAACACGTGCCAGATTGAATACATTTTTGTACAATACAGCTCGTGACTTCTATTCAGTGAAAGGTACAGTGGACTCATACAAGTTCTTGTTCAGATTGCTGTACGGTGAAACAGTAAATGTAAAAGTTGAAAACACATATGAATTCACTTACGAATTCGACATCATAATTGGTGACAAAAATCTGGCTCCTACGACCTCCGTAGGCATAGACGATGCTATAGCCATAGGTAAATCTATCGCTGGGCAGAAAATGTTCCAGGTGGATTCTGGTGGAACGCTGGATGCTATCATATCCGATATACCGTCTTACTGCGAAATCACATCGGTAAATTATCGAGGTGATGTTGAAATTGATGGTGATTTGTATCCTAGATACACAGTGCAAACAATAAATTCATTTGGTGAATTCCTTGAAAATTATTCATATGGAATAGACACCCCTGATTATGCATATTTGTGCATGGTTTACACTGATCCGGTAGTGGTTCCAAAAATTGGTTCACTAAATGATTACGGCAAACAATTCAATTTCATTTTGAGATTGGAAAGTGAACTGCCATATTCTAGATACTATCAAGATGTTATCAATTTCGTGCACCCAGTAGGATTTGACTTCATTGGTAGCTATTTGCTGACCTCATTTATCACTCAGCCAATTCCGCCTGATCATATTGAGACAATTTTTCAATACTCTGATTCTGTTCGTTGGGATAACGGAGCACCATCAGTGTATCCTGATTTTATCCCTGATCTAGATATTAATGAGGAATATCAATTCAGTACACAAACTCATATGTTCAATGAAGGACGTATCGGCCATTTATTGAAAGTTGTACCGCACCCAAGTGCAGGTCTTCCTTTTGATGCAGGTCTTCAGTATCCAATTGATAACCCTGTTGAGGTTACTCCTCCGTATGGTTTGACTGTCGATCAAAGACGAACAAAGGCCTCACCATTATTTGACGGATCATCAGGAAGATTCTTTGATCGTATAAATAATCCAGATACTAATAATGCATGGAATGGTGCAGCCATAGTAAGCCTGAATCGCTGCAGACTAAATCGTGTTAGATTGAAAGACAATCTTGTGCTTCCTCTTGATCCATCCGCGACTCAACGTAAAAATGTTCATCTATAAGGTACAATGATGGCAACGATATATCGTCCGCTCCTAACAAAAGAATACTCAACCGTTCTTGCTAATGAACTCAGAAATTATTCTGATGCTTCATGCTATTTGTCAATCGGAAAGAAATCACCTTGGAGTGCTTCAGAAACTCTACCAGAATTTGCTCCGCCTCTTCCTATTGACGACAACAACTACAAACATCAATTTTGGCAAGACATTATTGGTTATATCAGAATAGCAAAAGAAAATACCCGCCTGGTTATTGACAGAGTTGACTGGATCACCGACACGATATATCTGAAAGATGATGTGATCGTTGTATATAATACAGTCGATGAACTTGGAAATGAAACATATCCAGATGCACTAGATGGCTTTATGATGTACAGATGTCTAGAAGCAGGCATTGCTGCATCTACTGTTATTCCAACCGGCTTTGGTGCTTCTACTGGACCTCTTGCTGATGGCTATGAATGGGAATATCTGTACACAATTCCACCGGCCGAAGTTGCTGATTTTTGCACACCAGAATATGTGGTAGTTCCTTCAGAAGAAGAACTGATCGATAATTTGACTTACTGGTCTCGCCAAATGGTTTCTTCTACAGTATTTGATCACGGCCGTATGTGTTATTCTATTGCGGCACATAAATTGATGCTGAAAACTGTTCTATCTGATAACATGTTTAGAAATTACTTGACATCAGAAACTAGCTACAGACAAATCGGTGTTATTTTAAGGCCATACAGCTATGCATTGGCACCGCCTTGTGGATCACCTTCACCTTGGTTTGGTGTTAACGGTGCATGTTCTATATTTGGATGGAAAATTATAGCGATTCCTGCGCAACTTGCAACATATGAATCTTACGAGATTCTTGCAAATACAGGAGAAATCTTGTATATGGAAAATAGAGCCCCAATAATCAGATCATTCAACGAAACAAACGACGTACGAATTATTCTAGGATTCTAAAATGGCAAAAGTATTAATCGATCTTGGCACACCAGGCTTTCCAAACACCGGTGATAACCTTCCAGCTGGCGGTGAAAAACTCAACAATCATATCAATGATGTATACTCCGCATTTGCCAGAACTAATCTGGCAGATGAAGAACAAACTTTGCACTGTACTGGTGTGTACAAAATAATCACCTTTGCAGATCTTATACTCGATGAGACTAATGGTCCAGGCCACCTGTATGAAGCCGAACCTGGCGAAATGTTATTTGTTGATGTGAATGAAGAGACTACAGTTTTTATTGATCTTCCTGGTGGTTATGCAGCAGACCAAGTAAAGGTGATAGCGGCTGAAACAAATACACCTGTGCTGGCACGTGCTCTGGGCTCTCAAATCAATGGTCAAGAATCTATTGAATTGAAGAAAGGTGTTCAATACCAATACATAAGATCTGTTAGTTTAGCTGATGGTGAGTGGAGCCAAAGAATAATTGATGGATCTGGTGCTGGAACTAGCACAAAAGAAGATTCAATTCAATTAACAAGTGATGCAGGCGTTGTTACTATAGACTGTTCATTGGGAAATTATTTCCACCTACAACTAAATGAAAGCGTAACCCAATTTATTTTTACTAATGCACCATCAGGTTTAGAGGCTGCTACTAAAATTATTCGTATAGATCAGGAATTTGATGAGGCATGGACAGTTGATCTTGAGAGTGTAGCTGGGCATTGGTCAACTAACAATTACAGTGATAACATTGTAGATAATACTGGTTTGTTGGCAGTCACATACATTGGGGGCGGTTCATTTAATACATGGATCAATGCTTGGTACGAATTAGTATGATGTCTTTAACTACACACGCGATGTTAATGAATAGTCAATTAAATGCTTATAATCCAATTGCCCTGGCCTTATTTGATAGATCTGCTACTGAAGTCCCAATCATACAAAAAAACAAGGTTGACACAGCAATAACTACTTTAATAGAAACTGGTGTATGGGATAAACTGGATGCGTTTATTTTGTCACCACGTTGGCAGGATGAGCAGGCTGGTCTACTAGACTGGAAGCGGCCTGTATCATTCACAAAAAATGGCTCGGCTAGTTGGAGTTCAACGCTTGGTCTGGTTGGCGCCAGTTCTGCCGGGGCATATTTCAACTCTGTTTTTACACCAACAACTGACGCAGTAAACTACACAGCAAACAGTGCCGGAATTGGCTGTTATATATCAGAAATGCCAACAGTTGCAGCACGTTCATTGTTTGGTGGGTATGGCTCGCAAGGAACATACAAGCGCATTAATCTGCAAATATACCAGTCACCTAATGCAAACTCATTTAGCAATTCTGTCATTAACGGCTATGACGGTACAGGAGCAGAGCGAGTTGATAATACTGCGGCAAACTCTGCAACAACAGGGCTTGTGCAATTTAATCGCACCAGTTCTGCGCTTTCTGGGCTATTTATGAATGGTACATCAGTTGCATCAGTAAACAATAACAATGGCACAAGGATTATCCAAGACGTTCCGATATATGTGCTGGCAAATAATACAAATGGCTCCATCGGCGCTCACTCTGATGCAAAACTGTATGCATGGTGGGCAGGCGCGCCACTCGATGTTACTGAGCAAGCAGCACTTAAATCAATCATCGACGCCTACATGGCATAAGGAGAAAATATGCAAGGCTGCATTGGCCACTTATTTTTTGCTGCATTTCCCTAACGCATAGTAATTTAAGATAAATACTAAATCAAGTTAAGAGACAAGTTATGACAAAGAAAATTATAGGTGTAGGAGCTGTAGTTGATGATTTTACTGGTGATTACCTTCGTCAAGGTGGCCAGAAAATTAACGACAACTTCACAGAATTATATGACGAACTAGGTGACGGTTCGCGTCCTCATCAGGCCGGCGCATGGAAGACTTGGGATGCCGCTGTTGATGGTTTTGTACTTAATCCGCTATTCGGTGAATCATATCACATTGACACTCAAGCTGGACCTGTTACTGTAAATCTTCCTTTGATAGGTTCTGAACTCGGTCGTGCAATAAAATTAAGTGACATCAAAGGCAGCTGGGCCAGCAACCCAATTACCATAGAGCCTGATCCACTTGATTCTATCAACGGTGCAACATCAACAGTAATCGATGAGAACTTCAGACTTGTAGAACTTATGTCTAGTGAGACTACAGACTGGAAA